TCTGGTGGTTACAGTAAAGTATTAGGCTATACAAAAGCAACAAACAATACTGTACCAGGAACAGGACGTGTACTTGGTGTTAAAGTAGCTAATATTGGAGAGTATATAGCGGCTAGAAGTGATGGAGCTTCTACACCTAAAACTGAATACCACAGATCTTCTGGTAGTACTTGGTCTTCACTAGGTAAGGCAACACTGTTAGGCGGTAAGATCCGTAGCACAGAGTATAACTTTGGTGCAGGTGACTTCATTATAATGGTAGACGGTTCTAACTACCCAGCGCTGTTTAATGATACAGCTAATTCTCTATCGTTTATCTCTTCTCTAGCAGACTTACAGGGTGTAGAACAGGTAGCAGTGTTTAAGACTACAGTGTTCTTCTCTAAGGGTTCTAACTTATACTTCTCAGCACCTTCAGACTCAGGAGACTTTAGTGCCGCTAATGGTGGTGGTGTTATAAACGTAAGCCATGATATTACAGGCTTGATTGCTTTCCGTGATCAGCTTATCATCTTTAGTAGAAATAACATACAACGTCTCTCTGGTACAACTTTAGCTGACTTCCAGTTAAACCCTATCACAGAAGGCATTGGTTGTTTAGACCCTGATACGATACAAGAGGTTGGTGGTGACATTATGTATATGTCTCCTGACGGTATTAGACTCTTAGGTGCTACAGATAGAATTGGTGACTTCTCACTTGAAGTAGCTTCTGATCCTATAGCTGATGACGTTTATAAGTTTGCTCAAAGTACATCTAACTTCTGCTCTATTGTTATACGTGAGAAAGCTCAATACCGCATCTTTGGCTATACACAGTCAGAACAAAAGAAAGTTGCTCGTGGATTACTCGTAACTAAGTTCTCTAACCAAGGTGCATCTAACTTAGCATGGGGTGAGACATCAGGTATAAAAGCTTTTGTAGCAGACTCTAAATATACAGAATATACAGAGACTATTATATTTGCTAATGAAGATGGCTACGTATACAAAATGGAAACAGGTTATGATTTTGATGGTGATCCCATTGAAGCTATTTACGAATCACCGTATATGCCTATATCCGATCCACAGATACGTAAGACTTTTTATAAGCTAACTACATACATTGACCCTAAAGGCTCTTTCAGTATAGATTTAGCACTTAAGTATGACTTCACTAGATTTAACAACCAAAACCTAATACAGCCAGCAGCTACTACTATAATAAGTTCAGGTGTTGTTGCTTCTATTTACGGAGCAGTTACAGCCTCATATGGTACAGCCGTATTTGGGGGAGAACTAGATAAGGTTTATCAGAATCAAATCATTGGATCAGGTAAGACTATATCAATACGTATAGAAGATAACACAACTAACCCAGCATTTACTCTTGATACAGCACTTCTTGAGTTTACACAGAACGATAGACAATAAAGGACAACTCTTATGGCAGGTTATACACGCCAAGATACGGCTAACAACATCGCTAACGGTAGCGTTATTGACGCAGACGACTTAGACGGAGAGTTTAACGCTGTAGAAAACGCATTTAACGCATCCTCTGGTCACGCTCATGATGGTTCATCAGGTCAAGGCGCACCTGTAACAAAGGTAGGACCAGGGCAGGACATCATTGTAGGTATATCTACGCTCTTACCTAAAGCTAATAACATTATTGACTTAGGATCTAGTGCAGCTCAATTCAAGGATGGATACTTTGATGGTACTCTGTATACAGACACAGCCAATATTGGTGTGAATGGTTACACTACTATCATAGACAATTCTTACACTGTATCTAATGGAGACTTAACGCTAGATGTAGCAGGTGATATTACACTAGATGCTGACGGTGGAGATGTATTACTTAAAGATGGTGGTGTTAGCTTTGGTAAACTAACTAACAACTCTAACCAGTTATCTATCTTCTCAGGCTCTGTAGAAACTTTACGTTTAAATGGTTCAGCTACTTCAGCGCTGGGTACACTAGCAGTGACAGGTAATACTACAGTAGGTGGCACTCTTGCTATAACAGGCAACACAACTTTAGCTACAGCTAACTTAACACTAAACTCTGGTAACATTGTTGTAGGTGGTACTGTGTCGTCTACAGGAGGCTTTACAGGCGCTCTAACAGGAAACGTAACAGGTACAGTATCAAGTGTAGCTAACCACGACACAGGCGACATTACAGAGGGTTCTAACCTATATCATACAACTGCTAGAGCTAGAGCAGCTATCTCAGCTACAGGAAGTTTAAGCTACAACAGTACTTCTGGTGTTATTAGCTTTACTCAGGGTAACACAGATACTGTAGCTGAAGGCTCATCTAATCTGTATCACACTACAGCTAGAGCTAGGGGTGCAATATCTGCTTCTGGTAACCTCAGCTACAATAGCTCTACAGGTGTTATCTCATTAGCTACTAACCAAGACGTAACATTTGATGATGTTATAGTAGGCGGTAACTTAACTGTAAATGGTACAACTACTACAGTAAACTCTAACACTGTAAACATTGGTGATAACATTATCACACTTAACTCTGATGAGACAGGTACACCAAGCCAAGACGCAGGTATCACTATTGAACGTGGTACATCTACTAACAAGTCTCTAGTCTGGACAGAATCAACAGACAAGTGGGGCGTAGGCAGTGAAACATTCGTAGCAGGTACATTTGAGGGTAACTTAACAGGCAATGCTTCTACAGCTACAGCGTTAGCTACTGCTCGTACTATTGCTCTATCAGGAGACGTGACAGGTTCTGTTTCTTTTAATGGTACAAGCAATGCCACTATAACAGCAACGATTGCAGATGACAGTCACAACCATACTATTGCTAACGTAGATGGATTACAAACAGAGATAGACACTAAGGCTGAACTAGCAGGATCTGGATCACAGTCATTTTCTGCTTCTACTCTTAATGCTACGACTGTAGATCTAGGCAACTGGACAGTAACTGAGAGTGGTGGTGTATTGTATTTCGCTACTAGCGGTACAAACAAAATGAAACTAGACGCTTCAGGTAATTTAACTGTAACAGGTAATGTAACAGGGTACGGAACTATCTAATGGCAATACAAGCAAGTGGTGCAATAACACTACAAGACATACAGGATGAGTTTGGTGGGTCACACCCTATATCGCTTAGTGAATACTACGGGTCAGATACTGTACCTGCATCAGGACAAATATCTCTATCTGACTTCTATGGCACACAGAATGCGTTCTCTTTTAATGTTACAACAGGTATAGATGGGGCTTCTACTTTAAGTACTCTAGCAACAGCTGCAGGTTGGGACGGAACAGTGCCTATCGTAATGACTGTTAATTCGGGCGTACATATTAGATCAATGTCGTCGTCTACACCTTCGTTAACAATGGATGTGGCTAACTCCGTACTTATAAACAATGGTGCTATCTTTGGACGTGGTGGCAATAGTAATTCTGGTGCAGGTGGTCACGCTATTAGTATAACTGCAGCAGGTACTACAGTAACTAATAACTTTGGTGCATTCATCGCAGGTGGCGGTGGAGGTGGCGGCGGTGTTGGAGGTGGTGGTGGTGCAGGTCAAAGTGCATATAACACAGCTTCAAGTAATGGTGGTACAACTGGTTCAGTTACTTTCGCTGGTGGTAGTACAGTAAATGTTTATTGGTCAGGATGTACAATATACGGCACTGTTATAGGCGGTACAGGTGGTCCACAAGGCGGTGGTGGTGTTACGGGTACTTCGTATATAAGTGGAGGTTGTAGTAGTCCATCTTACTTTCACAATCCACCTGGCGTGTATGCAGGTGAACGTGTACAGAATGGTGGTGGTTCTGTCGCTAACAATCCTGCCGCAGGTGGCTCTGTTCTAAGTGCAACCTCAAACACAGATGGTGCAGGTTCTAACGGTGGTGGCGGTTGGGGTCGCTCTGGTGAGAATGGTGGAGGTGCTGCTGGTTATGCTATTAATACAAGTCTGTCGTATACTTATACAAATAATGGAAACGTCTACGGAAGTGTATAATGACTAATATAACATTGACCCCAGAAGAGCTAGAGATTATACTAGACAGATCAGCTAAGCGTGGAGCTAAGTTAGTTCTACGTGAGTTAGGGCTACATGATGAGTCTGCTGCTGAGGATATGCGTGAAGTACGTAACCTATTAACAACGTGGCGACAAACACGTTTAAGTATATGGAACACATTCGTTAAAATAACAACCGTTGCTATATTCAGCTTTGTTGCTGCTGCTATATGGATGAAGCTGGGTAATTAATAAGGACTATTAAAATGGCTATGAAATTTGGTGGATTTACACCTGAACAAATGGGTAAGATAATACCAGAGATGCAAGGTATGCAAGCAGACGAGCAAGCGGCATTCTTAGCGGCTTCACCTAAAGCGGCATCTACGCTAGGTAAGATGGCAGAGGTAGCTCAGAAGAAAATTAGTATGGCTAAAGGTGGTTATGTTCAAGGTTATCAAGTAGGCGGTACTGTACAAAATCCTCCTATTCAGTTTGACCCAATGCAGTTTGACCCAAATGACCCTAATATGAAACTACCTACACAACCATTAATGTACAATGCTCCTGCTGACTATAGTGGTATGTCTTATGAAGAAGCTCAACAGCTACAAAATAGAATGACTAGAGATGTATTACCAGAAGCACAACAGAAAGCAGTTAATGAGGCTATAGCTAAAGGCCCTGCATCTACGCCAAATTTTACACCTCCTTCTCAAGCGACTGATTTTAAAACAGCATTAGATACTGCACAGTTAGAATATTCTAATGCAGAAAAAGCCGCATCAGAAGCTATGGCTAAATCTCAAGCAGATCCATCCAATGCAGATTTAGCTAAAGCAGCTGAAGACGCTCAGAACGCAGTTAATGCATCTCAAACAAAAATGAATGCAGCAGATAAAGCATTTAAGACTATAGCTGCACCAAGTATATCTGAATACACTACTGTTGCAACAAATGATCCTGCTTCTATGATAAAGAAACCAGAAGTAGAAAAGATCACAGAAGAAGACAAACAAGCAGGTATGATTGATCCTACTACAGGACAAGTTGATCCTGCAAGTGAAGCAAAAGTTACAACTGCTACACCTACATCAGATGCAACCTCTCCTGAAGTACAACCTGCGGCATCATACGAACCTCTAACAGCTTCTGCATCTATAGAAGATGTTATGTCTAGACTAGAAGCGGCTACAGGTAAGCCTAGTGCTGAAGCACTTGTAGATGCACAGAGTATGAAACCAGAAGACTTAGCACAGTTAGGTGTATCTGTAGAGCAAATAGCTGAAGCACAAAAGGTTGTAGCACCTGACGCACGTAAAGTAGAAGATGGTGAACTCATATCAGGTTCTACTGTTGATATGGATCGTGTTAAAGCTGAAACAAACTTTGAAGCGGCTACAGGCGCACCATCAACAGATGCTACAGTACAAGGTCAACTTACAGGCTTGATGGCAGACTTTGAAGGTAAAACACCTCCATCCTGGGCGGCAGGAGCTTTACGTAATGCCGCTGCTTCTATGGCCTCTAGAGGTTTAGGTGCTTCATCAATGGCTGGACAGGCTATGATACAAGCGGCTATGGAAAGTGCTATGCCCATCGCTGTACAGGATGCTAAGACTTCTGCTACCTTTGAGATGCAGAACCTAAGTAATAGACAACAGACTGCTATGTTTGCTGCTGAACAACGTGCTTCATTCCTCGGCTTAGAGTTTACACAAGAGTTTCAAAGCCGTGTTGCTAACTCCGCTAAGATATCTGAGATAGCTAACATGAACTTTAATGCTGAACAACAGATAGCGTTAGAGAATGCTCGTATGGCACAAACAGTAGATCTTACTAACCTGAGTGCTAAAAATGCTAAGATCATGGCAGATGTAGCGGCTATGTCTCAGTTAGATTTGACTAACTTAAATAACCGTCAACAGGCTCAAGTACAAAATGCTAAAGCTTTTCTAGAGATGGATATGGCAAGCTTAGATAATGAACAACAAGTGAGTATGTTTAAATCTCAACAAAACGCTAATGCTATACTCTCAGATCAATCAGCTATGAATGCTTCTAAACAATTCAATGCTACTTCAGAGAACCAAACAAATCAGTTCTTTGCATCACTGCAATCACAAGTAGAACAATTTAATGTAGCACAAAAGAATGCTATGGCACAGTTTAACGCAGGTGAAACAAATGCCATTGAGCAGTTTAATACACTACAACAAAATCAAAGAGATCAGTTCAATGCTCAAAACCATTTAGTTATAGCACAAGCCAACGCTCAATGGTCACAGAACATTACTACTGCAGAGAATGCAGCAGCTAATCAAGCCAATAGAGATGAGACTTTAGCTACAAATAACATGACAATGACTACTTATAATAACATGTTACAAAAAGAACGTGATTTAATGACATGGGCTTGGACAAGTGCTGAGTCAGCTATGGATCGAGAAGCAAGTATTATGGTTGCTAAGATTGATGCTGAAGGTAAAGCTGCCGCCGCAGGAAGTACTGGTAGCACTACGTCTAGCTTATTAGGTAAAGTAGGTTTTAAAATAATAGGTAATTTAATTGATAACTGGATTTAAACAATGAGTAACTATAAAATACCCACATCGGATTCGTTCAACTCTCCTATGCCTAGGCTAAGACCATCAGGTTTAGCTTCTCGTAATGATATGAAATCAGAAGAACCAGAGCAAGGTCCTTTAGAAAGGTTCTTTAGTTTGTTTAGATCTTCTGGTGGAGAGAATAAACCGCCAGAGAATAAAAGTTCTGCTAGTAGAGCTATGAAGTTTTATGATGCTTCAAATAATAAACCGACTACACCTAGTGAAAAAACTGTTTCATCAAGCCCTATGCGTATTGGTAAGGCTAGAGCAGAGTTAGACTTGTTTGAAGAGCTAGATGTAGTTGCGCCTGGCGTTATAACGGTAGCATCAGGAGATACACTATCTGCTATAGCTAGAGATAATAACACTACAGTAGCTGAAATACAAAAAGCTAATCCTACTATAACTAATGTTAATCAAATTAAGGTTGGGCAAAATATAAAAGTACCTAATGCACCCGTAGTGAAAAGTGGACCTGCAGGTTTAATGGTTAAAAAGCCAGTAGTATACACTAGCCCAAAACAAATGTCTGAGCGTGAAATATTAGCACGAACTATTCAAGCTGAGGCTAGTGGAGAAACTTACGATGGTAAGGTAGCTGTAGGGGCTGTTATAGCAAATAGAGCTGCTTCAGGACGTTTCGGTAAGGGTATAGATGGTGTAATACTTAAAAGAGGTCAATTCTCTCCTTGGAACTCTTGGACAGGTTATGCTGGTGGAAGTCAAGGTAAAGATATGATGAATATTAAAGTTAGTAAAGATTCATATAAAGCAGCAGATTCCATAATAGCAGGTACTTACGTAGATAAAACAGGTGGTGCAACGCATTACGTAAACACTAAAGTTAGTAAACCTAAGTGGCTATCTGCTATGAAAGGAAGAAAACGAGGAACAGTTCAATTAGGAAATCATTTATTTGGTAATGCTGATAATAATAAAACTTATGATGGTAAGTCTTGGTTAACAGATAGAAAAAGTGAAACTACAGATCAGCCTTTAGTAGCAGCACCTACTACAATAGAAGCAGTACAGCGTATAATACAGACAAAAGCAGATGGTATTTTTGGACCTATGTCTAGAAAGAAAGCAAAAGAATATTTAGCTAAAAAGAACATAACAGTAGGAAAAGATATTACTGATGAAGAACTTATGAGACTTGTTGTAGGAGGTAACTAATGTTTGGATTACCACTAGAATTAATCACAATGCTTTTCTCTACTGTCTTAGGTGGAGTTATGTCCATCTGGGGTCAAAGCAATAAAGCTAAAGCAGAACAACAGAAAGCACTTGTAGGCGCAGTCAGCGATGCAAGAGAGCATGGCAGTAAAGATAAACACTTTGCTTGGACACGTAGGATCATAGCTTTATCTGCAGTAGGATCTATTATTGTATTGCCAAAGTTAGTAGCAGTATGGTATCCTGACGTAAGCGTAATCGTTGGTTATACAGAAGTACAGGGTGGCTTCATTAACTGGATCTTAGGCTCACCAGATGCAATACATTGGAAAGCAGCTCGTGGCTTTGTTATAACCCCACTAGACACACACATAGTTTCAGCAATAGTCGGCCTCTACTTTGGCGCTGGCTTTACTAAATAGGATAATAAAATGTTTGAAGCCCCAATACCAGGACAGTCTCTGACTACAGAACCAAAGAATAATCCGTGGGAAAACCCTGCTGATTTATCAGACGTAGGTGATGTTATAAACTACTACATTGAAAAGCTTATGAAAGAAGATATTATGGATGACATAATAGCTCTTCTAGACTTAGACGTTCCTGTAGTATCGTTGGTAGAAGGTTTATATATGAAGAGTGCTATGAATGGCATACACACTATAGATGCTGGTGTACTAGCCGCACCTGCTATTCATGCCTTTATTGTTGCAGCAGCAGAACAACAAGGTGTTGATGTTAAAGAAGAAGGCGGTAGTGCTGAGAGAAGAGCAACTGATAGAGAAAAAGAACGCTTTATAGCTCTTACAATGAAGTACATGGAAGAAGAGGGTGTTGATCAGGATGCAGGTACAGAGTTGCTATCTGATATAACTGAAGGTCTTAGTGATGATATGCCTGATGAAGAAGAAGAAGCAATGCCTATAGAAGCTGTTACAGAAATAGAAGAACCTATGAGTGAAGAAAAAGCTAACATGCCTACGGGTCTGATGTCAAAAGGAATATAATTATGGGTTTTAAGTTAGATTTAGAACAGTTTGGGATTGGCTTTTTAGAAGGTGCTTCTGATTATTTA